ATATTTCAAGTAGGGCCGATAAGGGCGACTCCATTCCGGATGATCTTGCGGCAATGATGCTTGAACCAGATGAGAACGCAATTTATCCAATGTATCGAGGCAAGAAAGCGCGCGCCATCCCGTTCGTTTTCATCAATGCCACCAATCTGTCCGAGACTCCAGAGCTTCCGATATTGAATACCGTGGCTGAAAAGAGCTTGGCAATTTATCGAGGCGAGGCCGACTATCGGCAGGCGCTCTTCATGCAAGGGCAGGCGACCCCATGGTTCAGCGGGATAGCACCGGATGAAGCCGGAAAGATTCTGCTTGGAGCAAGCGGCGGGGCGGTTTCCCAGAATCCGGACTTCAAAGCTGGATTCATGGAAGTGAGTGGGGCGGGTTTATCTGAGATGCGTGAGTCGCAAAGCAAACTTCACGCGCTGGCAGTCGAGGAAGGCACGAAACTCTTGAATGCAGGCGCGAATGAATCTGGCGACGCAATGAAGGAGCGGACGGCATCGCAAACAGTTTCACTCAACCTGATTGCTTCAACCTGTGAGGCTGGATTGCGCAAGATGTTTAGTATTCTCAGCGAATGGGGCGGGGTTTCTTCTGATGTTGAAATTACGCTCAATCGCGAATTCACCAATGGAACTGCAACGCCGGACGGCCTTGTTAAATTAATGCAGGCGTGGAACATGGGCGCACCGCTCGCAATGAAAGACATTCACGAGTGGGCGCGAGAGGGCGGCTTGTCCGAAACCGCCTGGGAAGACATTGAAAACGAAATTGATACCACGGGGCGCGGATTGGATGCACCAAATGCGGGTACCGTGAACGATGGCGAGTAATCTCCCCGATCAATATATTCGCAGGCAATTCTACGTCATTGGGCTTGGTAACATGCTCGGTGATGAGTTTGTGCGCGAGTTGAACGATTCAAACAGGGATTCCCGGGCAATTCTTTTGGAGATGCTGCCGGAAATCTTTGACAAGCGTCCTCTATCACGTATTCGGGCTGATAAGCTGGAACGACTTGCCGATGAGATTGCTAAGGTGAGAGGCGAACGAATAACCCGCTACCGTGACGAGTTTGAAAAGATGTTGGGCGTATTAGTTCGCGGCGAATATCAAAAGAGCAATGAGACGTTTTCAAAGCTACCGATTGACGAAGAAGAACCGGACGAAGATCCCGCGCTGATTATTCCGCTCTTGCTGGCTAATGGCATTTATGCAGGCGGCACGATCGATGAATGGTTTGATTCGTTCAAGGCAGGCGACCGTACAAGAATCGGACTGGCAATCTCTCAAGGCGTTGCGAATAACGAGACACCCGAGGCGATTGCTACCGGATTATTTGGAACCAAGGCGCAAAAGTTTCGAGACGGTGCGCTGGTGACTTCCCAGAACTCAGCGCGAATGCTGGCGCGAACCGTTACGGCAGGCGTGGCGAATCGGGCGCGGTCGGCTTGGGCAGATGCTTATCAGAAAACCATCGGGGCGAAAAAAAAAGGGCAGATGGTTTTATCGGGAAAGCTCTTGGAAGTACTCTCCGCAATCTTGGATAGCAAGACCTCTTTTCGGTGCGCATCCTTGTCAGGGAATACTTATGCGGTCGGAGTGGGGCCATATCCGCCACTACACCCGCATTGCCGAAGCACCCGCTACCCAATTCCGTCAGAGATGGCGCACCCGTCCACGCTCAAGGTTAACGGTGTAGACTTCTCCAAGAATGCGCGTCGACGCGTTGGTGGCAAAGCTTGGGACTCTCAGAGCGTTGCACAGCATACCGCCGAAGTGCTGACAGAAAAGAAGCGGTGGCTTGAGAAAAACGTTGGTGCGCTACCGGAATCAATGGATTTTGAGCCGTGGTTTGCTCGACAACCAAAGACTTTTCAGCGAGACTATTTAGGAAAGAACAGATTTGCGCGCTGGGAAAGTGGCGATCTGAATATGGGCGATTTTGTTGCTCCGTCTGGGAGCCGCTACACGATTGCGCAGTTGGTGAACAAAGGAATCCTGTAACAGGGAAAGGAGAAGGGAAACATGTTAAAACTCACAGTGAACAAAACCGAATACGAAGCACTTCCAGAAGCATTGCAGTCCGAATACAAGCAGGACGGCGAAAGCTACGGCATTCAGGTTGACGGGATGAAAACACAGGTTGATGTTGATAAAGTCACCGAGGCATTGCGAAAAGAACGCGAAGACCACACGGCAACCAAGGGCGAGTTGAAAGCGTCGGTTGGTGCAGTTGGCGGCCTTGAGGATAAAATCAAGGTGTACGAATCCGACGAAAGCAAGAAGCTGTCTGCAGAGGATCGCGTGGAAATGGAGCGACTAAAGCGCGAGAATGAAACCTTTGCAACCGCCAATGCCGACCTTGAAACGAAATATTCTGGGCTTCAGGGCGAAATGACCACCTCAACAATCAAGGCCGCTCTTGCAAAAGCCGCGACCGGAATCATCCGAGACGAAGCCATTTTTGACACAATCGACACCATTAGCAACAAATTTGTAGTTTCTGACGGGAAGGTGTTGACAAACTCTGACATGGGGGATAAAAGTGGTCTCGAAGCTAAGGCCTATCTTTCATCTTTTGTGGAAGAACGCTCTTACTTGAAACCTCAAAGTTCCGGTGGCGGAGCAGGAGGTGATCAAGGTTCCGGTGGCGGATCGCGGGATGGTGCAGTTGCACCTGAAGGACTTAATTGCTCCCAAGATATTTGGAACGGCAAATAAGGCGACCCGAGAACCACCACTTATATTTCTCTGGTTGCGAAACTGATTTTTATTAAACCAACCAGAGAGGTATAAAACATGAGCACAGCAAACCTATTCCGCGAGCTTGCAATCAAGACCGCAACAAAACAGCCCGGCGTTGTTGATTATATTACCGAAGAGTCTCCGATTTTTGCGATGATTCCGATGCAGGCCGCATCCAATGGCATTCAAAACAAATTTGAAGAGCTGAAAGACGTCACAGGCGCGCAGTTTGTTGACCTAGACGATGTGATTCCAGCCATCGACGCAAACGGCGAAATCGTCACAACCGACCTGAACCAGATTGCTGGTAAGATGGAAGTTGGCGAAGATAAGCTGAACGTTCTGGGCAGTTCGATCGGCCAGTATTTTGACGGCAAGCTCCCTTCGATTCTCCGCGCTACCGGTGCGAACCTCGAAACCACCATCCTGTATAACAACATCCGTGCTTATGCCAAGGCCAATAGCCGTCTTGCTGATGCAGGCGGAACCAACAGCGGCGCGATGTACTCCATGTCCTGTGTTAAGTGGGTGACTGGCGAGACCACCGGCCTGTATGACCCGAACGGCTGGGGCAACGGCAACGTGTTCGACATCATGCCTATCAATGGAGGAACTCTTCACACGTTGTCTGACGGTCAAACCCTCGGTTATGCCCAACGTATGAAAATGCGCATCGGTGTTCAGCTTGCGAATCCTCGCTATGTTTCCGGTATTGCCAATATTGACTTGGTTGCATCGGGCAGCACCGATTCAGGCTTCGTTGCTTTGCCAACCGAGGCAATGATTGATGATATGATCCTGAACGCTCGCGGAAACCCCGGCAACACGTTCATCTACATGCACCCGAAGCTGAAGAACGCGCTGAACACCTACAAAGGCTCTGCTCTTCAGACTGGCGTTGAAATCAAGGACTTCGACCGCACGTTTGACCTGTGGAACGGCATTCCGATTATCACCTCGTACAACTTCAGCCAGACCGAAGCCACCGAGACCGGACTTTAACCGAAGCTGATTGATTGCACCGTTGCATAGGTGGCGGTGCAATCTGGCTCATAAAGGAGAAGGCAACGAATGAGATTACTTAAAACAAACGGCGTAAAGGAAATGAACTCTGTCCTGCTATCGCTTGAGGCACGAATCGAAGAGCTTGAGAAAGGATTGGCGAAGCCGGAAGCGGTTAAAGCGGATCCGGAAAACTCTGGCTTTGATTGGGAAACCTCCGACGATATTGACGCGCTGAAAGATTATGCAAAGTCCATCGGAGCCACTTTCCATCACAAGTCCGGAGCCGAATCCATTAAAACAAAAATCGAAGAAACATTGAAACAAGGAGTATAACATGGCCACACCAATCGTAGACCACACCATCGGAAGCGATCTGAAAGCAACCCCCGACGCTATTTGGACTGCTGAAGCCCTCCCCGATTCCACAGCCGCATCTTCCGACGCTTTCCTGCTCGGTCAGACTGCTGGCGGCGTTGAAGTCAAAGTTGTAGTTGATACCGGAGTCACCCTCACGGCGGCCCTGCTTATCGAACTGCAAACCTGCGCAACTTCTGGCGGCACGTACGTCACTCAAGTAGCCAAGACCGTAGCACTCGGCGCAATTGCCGCAGGTGACGAGCTGGCAGGACTTGTTCTGGGCCGCGAAGTTTCCGATATGTATGCCAAGGTGAAGTTGACCACCACCGAAGATGAATCGGCGGGCAAGGTTGACGCGTACATGGTTGCAATCACTCACTAATCACACCCCTAAGTCCACGGCTGGCACCCTTTCTCCGCCAGTCGTGGCACCCTTTTATTATGGCATTCAACGTACAGAACGATTTGGGAACAGTTTCCGACGCAAACGCATATATCACTGTTGCGGAATATCGGGCGTATTGGGCTGACCGGAACATCGACACGACGTCGCAAATTGACGCGACTGTTCAGGGTTTGATTGTTGATGCCACGCAATACATTGGACAGCGGTTTGAATACTGCGGTCAGCCACTTGAAGGGCGCGACCAGACTACCAGCTTTCCTCGAAGCTATCTTTATGACAGCTTTTGCAATCTCGTTACCGGTGTTCCGCGCGAGGTGAAGAATGCCTGCGCTGAATATGCTCGCCTCTCCACAACCACGCCGCTTTCTATTGTGGTTTCCGCCTCAGACAAGAGCATTAAAAAAGAATCCGACAAGGTTGATGTTCTGGAATCCTCGAAAGAATATGCAGGAACCAAGGCGAGTGCTGGAACGTGGGGCGTTTATCAGATTGCTGACAATATCCTGACATCCAGCGGGTTCGTTCACCTCTCCACGGGGTTCGGTCGTGCCTAGCCTATATTACCAACAGCAAATAGACATGGCGCACCGGCTGATTACCGAGAAGGGCGAATCAGTGACGATGACCCAACTCACTAATGGCGCACCGGTTGACCCAGCCACACCTTGGAAGCCAACAGCGGCGACCAGTGTTGCGCACTCGGTTGACATTGCTTTTGTTCCGATGCGCAGAATCGGCAAGCGAAGTGACGAATACATGCCCAGCACCGTTGTGCCGAAAGGAAACGTGAAAGGCATCATGGGCGCAGTTGATTTTGAACCAGCGTTGAAAGACACAATTACCCGAACATCGGGGCAGGTATTGACGGTTGTGGCAATCGAGAGCATTGACCCGAACGGCGAAGGCGCAATCGTTCACACCATGGAGCTTGCATCGTGATTGAATACGAACAAGCAATAGATGAGATTTTCACCGTGTTCCATGATGCTTGGACAACCGAGGCTCCTGCAATCGTGGGATATGTGCCAGGGGTTCGTTATCAAGGCGTAGAAGAGCCGTCTAAGCTCCCTGTGAGCGTTTATTGGGCGCGAGTGACCCAACAGACCGTTGCAGACGCTCAGTCGACACTGAGGGACGGTGTGTGCGGTCAGCGGTATCAAACGAACGGCTTAGTGTTTATTCAGTTGTACTGCCCAAAGATTGACAGCGAAGGAATGAGCAACGGGCGAAAGCTTGCGGCGGCTGTGAGAAATAGCTACCGAGGCAAAAAGACAGACGGCGGCATTTGGTTTACCAACGTCCGCATAAACGAATTTGAACCAGAAGAAAAATGGTATCGGTTGAATGTCGTAGCCGAATATGAATACGATGAAGAAGGCTAAGGAGTAAAGCAGATGACTTGTCCTGTGAACAAAATTGATAGCAACGCCACTGGTTTGGCGTACGCAGAAGAAGAGTGTTTGAAGACGCTCCCGACGACCCCAACTTGGCGCGAACTTGAGCCAAACAGTTATTCCGATTTTGGTGGCGAGATTACCACCGTAGCGCGTGAGCCGATTGACCCATCCCGTCAGCGCCAGAAAGGAACGATTACCGACTTGGAAGCGTCCGGTGGATTTAATACCGACGTGACGAATGGCAATACCGACCGTTTGATGCAGGGGTTTATGTTTGCTGATGCTCATGAGAAGGAGTCCACCGACCCTATCAACGGTGATACCATTCAGACCGACAGCATTAACGGGACAACTGACGCATATACTTCAGTGGCCGACGACTATGGGTCATTCCCTTTGTACTCATTGGTAATGGCGACCGGGATGAAACTGGATGCAAATAACGGACTTTCGCGAGTAACCGGGTTGCCGGGGGCAACACTCGTTGTGGATAAAGATTTGACAGAAGATTCTACCGTTCAAACTGATGGAGAAATAAAAGTCGTGGGACTGGAGTTCCCCGAGGATGACCTTGACATCACGGTAACTTCTTCTTCCGTTATTCTTGGGTCCACGACAACCGCCTTTACAACGCTTGGGCTAAATGTTGGTGAGTGGATTTTTGTCGGCGGCGATTCTGCGGCCCACCGCTTTGCCACCAACGCGCCGGGCTATGCTCGAATCAAGTCCATCGCGGCAAATGAGCTTGCGATTGAAGAAACCACCTGGACTCCTGTAACGGAAACCGGAACCGGTCTCGACATCCAAATCTTCTTCGGTACGTTCATTCGTAACGAAAGCGCGGCGGCTGACATTGTTCGTCGCAGCTATCAGTTTGAGCGCACTCTTGGAAGCGATGCTGACGGTGTTCAATCCGAGTATATCATCGGCGCGGTTGCCAACGAATTCACGCTGAATGTTCCATCTGCCGACAAAGTAAATGCCGACCTTGGATTCATTGCCTTGGATAGCGAAACTCGCGACGGCGCAACTGGTGTGAAATCCGGAACCCGCTCAAGTGCTGATGTTGGCAAGGCGGCATTCAATACGTCTTCCGACATCTACCGCCTTCGTTTGGCGAATGTTGTTGAGGGCGAAGTGAACTCAAGCGAGCTTGTCGCATTTGTGACCGAGGCAAGCATTACCATCGGAAACAACGTCACTCCAACCAAGGCAATTGGAACGCTTGGCGGATTTGATTCCACGGCGGGCAACTTTGAGGTTGGTGGATCAATCACCGCATATTTTGCAACGGTTGCCGCGATTGCCGCGATTCGCAACAACGCAGATGTGCAATTCAACCTGATTGCCGCACAAGACAACGGCGGCATCGTTTACGACATCCCTCGCATGACTCTTGGCGGCGGACGCTTGACCGTTGAGAAGGATTCACCGATTATGATCCCGCTTGAGAACATTGCGATTGAATCGGATCTCGGGTTTACGTTGGGACTGACCTCCTTTGCGTATCTCCCAGACGTAGCAATGCCCTAAGCAATAAAGATGGGCAGGGGCATCGTGTCCCTGCCTTTAACCAAAGATAAGGAGAAAGAAACCATGTCATTATATAGCGATTACGAAACCGACGAAAGCACCGAGAAGCAAGGCGTATGGGTTGAATACAGCCCGAACAAAGACGAGACCGTTCCTGCTTTCAAAGTGGCGCGTTTGTGCAAGACGAACCAGAAGTATCAAAAGCTCTTGGAAGCTCGCACCCGTCCGCACCGCCGCGCCATTGAAGTCGGAACCATCTCTGAAAAGGTTGCCGAGGATATCTATCTGGGCGTCTTCATTGATTCGATTGTTGTTGATACGCGCAACCTTCAAGACCGGAAAGGCAAGGCGATGAAGGGAACCAAGGAAGAGTTGACGGAGCTGTTCAAAGCACTTCCTGAACTCTACGAAGATTTGGCAGGACGGGCCAAAAGTATTTCCCTGTTCCGCTCTGAGGCAGTCGAGGACGAGGCAAAAAACTAATTGACGTTCTGCTTTATCAGCTCGAAATGGGTGGGATAGAGCAGAACATTGCAAAGCAGGCAATGCGAGCGGGTGGTAAGCTCCCTGACCGCATAGCCAATGCCCCTGAATTAAAAACGGGGCTACGTCTTTACCTTGATGCTTTTTTTGATTTGGATGCGGAACGCTCCCACGGGATGGGATTAACATCCATTCCATGGTCAAAGATAAAAGTGTACGGTGAGTTTTGGAAGTTCGACGGTGAGCAGATGGAAGATTTGTTCTTCTTTATCCGTCGAATGGATGAGGCACACCTTGCACGATTAAGGAAAAAAGATGGGTAAGACGCTTGCAGATTTGGCACTTGGTTTAGAGCGGCGGGTTCAAGACGTTGAAAAAAACGCCAGTGAACTCGCCGTTAAAGTTGCTGATGGCGTGATTCAATCCGTAATGCTTGCAACGCGCGTTGATACCTCAAATGCGTTATCAAACTGGCAGGTCAAACTAAACGACCGCATTCCTTCAACCGCCGAAATATCCCCGCACTTCCTTGGCTCAAAGGGAAGCACCACGAGCGCAAGCTTTGGAGCGGCTCACCGCGAGGCCATGACCGTTTTGCGTGGCAAAAAGCCTTCCGATACGATATTCATAAGCAACGTAACCCCGTATATTGGAAAGATTGATCCCGGCTTCACTGATATAGCGAGGCTCAAAGCACAACTGGTGATGAAAAATGGCTGAAGAAAGAATCGATATTGTAATCAATGATAAGATTTCTCCCGCGATTGTGCGGAAGGTTAATCAAATCAAGACCTCGGCGAAACTTGCAGACACCGCCGTGTTATCCCTTCAGAAGCATCTTTCGACGATGGATGCGACGGGAATAACTCGCCTAACGAACGCCTCCGCAAAGCTCACCAACGCCATTGTGCGCGAACAAGGCTCTGTAGCAAAACTCAGCACCACCCTCGCAAAGAATCGTCTTATTGAAGAAAAGGTTGCGGCGTCAAAAGCCAAGACAGCACTTGCCTCTCGCAAGATGACGCTTGCGGAGAACAAGGCAAAGACCGCTTCGGATAAGCTTGCTCGCTCTCAGAAGAAGCTAAGCAAGGCAACCACAAGCTCAAGCCGTAGCATGATGGGCATGGTGAGAAGCGCGGCGGCATTTGCAGGCGTTGGCTTCAGTGTTGCAGGTATTGCAAAGCTAGCCGACTCCTACACCGAATTGCAAAACAAGTTGGGCGTTGTGACTGACACGTCTGGTCAACTCGCCACAGTTTCACAAGAGATCTTTGACCTTGCGAGGCGAACCCGCGCTCCTGTTCTTGATACTGCCAAGGCATTCATGCGCTTTGATTTGGCGATGGTTCAGCTTGGAGCATCTCAGCGCGAAACCCTTGAACTGACCGAAAGCGTCAACCAGGCTTTGATATTGTCCGGTGCAAATACTGGAGAGCAAAGAGCGGCACTCCTTCAGCTTTCCCAAGCATTCAACAAAGGCAAGCTGGATGGTGATGAGTTCCGTACCGTCATGGAGCTTATGCCACCGGTTGCCGATGCGATTGCAAAAGAATTGAAAGTGACTCGCGGTGAATTGCTGAAGCTCGCGCCTGAAGGAAAGATTACCGGCGAGGTGATGCGGAAGGCTTTTGCGGCGGCGAAGGACGAACTAGACGAAGGCTTTGCAAAGGTTGTACCGACTGTTGGTCAGTCAATAACTGTGCTTCATAACAGTTTGGTACAGATGTGGGGTTCCTTCGATAAGGCGGCAGGGGTTACAAAAGACCTAGCCGATATGAATATACGGCTTGCTGATAGCTTTGAAAAAGCA